TTTTTGGTGCGAAGCCAACCACTGCTCATATTGCTCACGAGCGGCTTTTGTCACATTTTTTTGCTTTGACTTGCGTAGATTCACATGAAACATCATAATATTACTCCAAACGAATGATAAGTATACTCTTTTTTCGTTCAAATGTCAAGCGGTGTTGCAGGATTACAACATTAGTAACTTTTTCTTACTTTATTGCTTCTTTTTGAAGATTCATAACCATTACCATAATCATAATCTTCATAATTATGCTTTATTTTTCTTTTTTCTGCTTTTTCATCTCTACGGCGATTGCGTTTTGGTGAAAAATCATCATCGTAATCATTTTTACGAAACTTAGCAACAAACTTTGACACTTACTACTCCTATGGTTTTACGGTAACATATTGGGAAAGGCTTCTTTGATAAATTTATAATCAAGACCTTTAACACCTAAATCTTTTTGGAAAATACCAACAATAACTTCTACTTCACGGGGTTCAATAGAATCTAAAATTTGTGCCAACAATTCTTCTCGTCTTTTCACAGTTATTTTTTCAGCAGTTATATTACCTTCACTAAAGACATATAAACGCCGTAGAATTGCATCTAAACTATCATAAGTGATTCCTGGCAATGTATCAGTAGGTAATCTATAGTTGTGTGGAAGTTCTTTTACTTTCCATTGTATGTGTGGATGATAAGCCATCTCCAATACTTTAATAAGAGTAGGTGATAAATTTCTTTCAATCACATTCATTCTCTCTTGTTTGCTTGATGCTTCTTCAAACTCATCAAATACTTCAAATATTCTTTTCATTAGAATTCCTCAATTACTTCCATTAGGTTGAATAATTTATTTGCAATAAAATAATCCAGTAATTTTCCTTTAACTGGGACAGTTTCTTCATAGTTATTTATAATTTCACTTTGTATTTCACCTGGTATATTACGCAGGTCAATCAATGTTTGGTTCCTTGTAAAACCAATCTTAGAATTTTCATCATATTCGGTATAGTGTTCCGACATGAATTTGGTAAGTTTAGCCTCCGTCATCACCTTTTGGCGAATTTCACGGACAAAGGTATCACTTGGAGAAAGAATGTTTGGAATACCATCACCTTTATCACCGGTGATAATCTTTTGCTTCAATTCATCCAATGGATTTTCCGAAATGAGGAATTTCTTTTGTGTAGGGTTATATTGTTTAACGGAGTATTTACTACGACCATTATACATTTGCAACTGTAAGAAATCACCATCACTTGAAATAATCAGGATGTTTTCATTCATGATGTGGCGAGGTACAAGAGTGCCAATAATATCATCAGCTTCTGCACCTTCAACATCAATTACTTTGTATGGGAAATTTTCTTTGAGTTCAACCTTAAACTTGGCCAACATATCAAAGATAAGATGCCAATCCAAGTCTGAATTTTTGCGTGATTTTTTACGACCGGCTTTGTAGAAAGGAAAGAACTCCTTGCGCCAGTACTTACGGTTGTCAGAACACAACACAACTTCGCCATATTCTTTGCGGAAGTTCTTTAGGTGACTCCTGATGATATTCAGGATCATATGTCTGATAAGACTTTCTTCCAACTTCACATTTTTTGCATTGGCGATTTGTGCCATGAGGCCAGCCAACAAAACCTGATTAAGGTCAACGAGAATCATAATAAACTTTCAATAGTTTCAATAAAGTGACATTGTATCAGATATTTTTAATCTTGTCAAGTATGTCATCAACAAATTCTTGGGATTCTGTGGTTTTTCTGGCCACAAACCCATACCATGATTGTGGAATTAATCCAGAAACATAAACTCTAGGATCCGACAGTATGGCATCCCAACTATCATGTTCATAAGTTCCAGTCTTATTATCAAACTTAAATACTACAATGTGATATTCTGGACCTAATTTGCTACCACCAATTTGTTCACCTGGTATTTTATACCTACAACTCTCAACTTTCATCACATCTTCTTTGTCTGTTGGTAACCAAAACAAAACATCAAAGTCTGTCATGTCTTTAAAATACGCTAACATTGTAATCCTTTAATATGTGACTTTCTCACTCTAACCATAATCCAGCTATTGTAATACTTGTCACTTTCTAACACACCATTCACAAACTGTTCCTTTGCTTCAAGATAACCACATTCCCCTTTACTTTTACATAAGTGGATGATTTCTCTTTTAAAGTTATCTTGGCCATGTAGTATAACATCTTTTTGTAAAATGTCACTAGAACCGTGGTAAGTTTGCCAGTCCGAGGAAACTTTGAATCGTTTCTTCTTACCTTTGACTTGTTTTGTTTTGGATGTGTAAAAGAATTTCTTACCAATGTATTGTCTACCATCTACCATGTTGGTAATCCGGTAAACAAATCCATAATTATCACCAATTAAATCTTCTGTAAAATCTGTATCATTGTATAACCAATTTAGTTGTCCCATTTTTCATCATCATTGAGTTCATCGTCCTCTATATATTCTTCTTCGGTCAATTCTTCAATGTGTTCACCACAAAATGGGCAAATCTCTGGATAATTTTCAGATACTAATTCTTCCATATAAACTATGTCGTAACTAGATTCACAACTATGACATTCTGCTGTTATTGTTTTTGTTGTCATTTGATTTCCTTTTAGTTAGCCCAAACATCACCCCAATCTCCTGATAATGCGCCTTTAGCATAATCAGTTGCTCTGTTTTCAAAGAAGTTAGTGTGTGTTGGTGCGTTAATCATTTCCTCAACCCATGGTAGTGGGTTACGTTTTACTTTAAAAATACCTTTAAGACCAAGAGATATAAGACGCCGGTCAGCAATATAACGGATATACTTCTTGACATCTTCACTAGATAGACCGTCCATAGCGCCCATAGAAAAGGCGAGGTCAATAAACTTATCTTCCAGTTCGACCATCTTTTCTGCAATGCTGTAAATACGGCCTTTAAGTTCATCGTTCCATATCTCTTTGTTTTCTTCTATGTAGGTACGAAACAATTTAATCATTGATTCGGCGTGCATAGTTTCATCAACGATAGACCAAGTAACAATCTGTCCCATACCCTTCATCTTGCCTGTACGTGGAAAATTAAGCAACATAATGAAAGAGGAGAACAACTGCATCCCTTCAGTAAAAGCACTGAACACGGCGATATGGGTTGCAGTTGAGGCGGCATCACCATTCTTAGAAGAAATGTCTAACACATAATCGTGTTTGTCTTTCATTTCTTGATAATCTAAGAATTGGTTATAAGTTGTTTCAGGTAGACCAAGTGTTTCAATCAAATGTGAATAAGCAGCAACGTGTAATGCTTCACGAGCAGCAAAACCCATTAACATCATACGAACTTCTGGTTGTGGAAAATATGGAAGATAATTCTTTACATAACCACCAGCAACGTCAATGTCACCTTGTGTGAAGAAACGGAAGATGTGTGTCAGAAATTGTTTTTCACTTGCCGTTAGATTTTTCTTCCAGTCTTTAACATCTTCCATCATTGGAACTTCTGTATGAAGCCAATGTGATTGTTCATGTTTTAACCAAGCATCATATGCCCAAGGATAGTTAAACGGTTTGAAATAGTTTCTTTCTTCTGTCAATTTTTGTAGTACTTCTCTTTTAACCATTTATCCACTCTCTCATAAGATTCTCGGCTCTTACACCTGTCATTCGTTTCATTTCAATATCACCATCCAACATTACTAAAGTTGGTACGGAACGAATTCCATACTCTGTTGCAATTTCTGTATGTACGTCAATATCAACAACTTCAATAGGAATATTTGTTTCAATGTTCGCTAGTGTCATTGCTAGACCTTTACATGGACCGCACCATGATGCTGTAAATCTTAATATCTTTTTCATTTATTTTCTTTCTTTTCTACTTGTTCGTACATTACTGTGTTTGTATCACCTAATGCCCATTTTGAATCTGTTTCAACTGACCATCGTTTGGTTGCTACTTTAAAGTCTGGGTGTTTTAGTTCTTTTGGATTGCTACTTGGTTCAAATACGATTAAACGATTATTTGGCTGAGCAGCAAACTGCCCATTATCACACATGATGAAATTATAAGACTTGTGGTCCTCGATATCTTCAGAAAACCCTGTATCAAGTACGTTAAAATCAGGATGAGCAGAATCAACTGTAAACATATAAACACCATATTGCCAATCTCCATTTTTCAACTTAAACTTACACTTCATTGATTGTAATTGTGCTTTTTTAATAACTGTTATGTCATAAGATAAACTGTCCCATAGTTGTAAGTAATCTAATGTTAATGGTTCACCTTCAATTGGTTTCCAACAATATGCATGTAATGGTAGTTTGTCGTACAATGCACCATAGTTGTTTAGATAAGACTCAATACGAAAAGCTTGTCCTCGTAATGATTTGATACTTATCCACCAACAAGGTTCAAGTTCTCCATGGCCTTTCTCAAAGTCATAGAGAAACTCTTTACGAACAAAACATTTTATTGGTGGAAGATTAGCGACAATATGTGACATTTTTATCCCTCACAGGCAATACAATCGTTCCCTTGTGCTACTTGAACCATATCAAGTTCTTTAATCACTTGTCGTTCAATTTTCTTAGATACTTTATCTGCCTTACCAATCTTTTCCGAACGGCAGTAGTAAAGTGTTTTAAGTCCTTTTTTCCATGCCATAAAATGAATGGCGTGAATATATTTAATGTGTGCATCTGGTCTAAAGAACAAATTCAATGACTGTGCTTGGTCTATGTATTGTTGGCGGTCAGCAGCCAATTCAATTACCCATCGTTGGTCAATTTCCATAGATGTTTTGAATACTGCTTTTGTGTTTTCGTCCATCCAATTTAGGTGTTGCACAGAACCATCATTAGCAATAATAGATGACCAAATGTCATTGTATTCACCTTCTTCAAGAGTTTGCTCAGATGAATCACCACCTGTTAGGTAATCTCTGATTACTTTATCCAACCAACGATTCTTGTTTAGAAAAGATCCCGAGAGAGTGTCTTGGCGGTAAGCATTAGCACGATAAGGCTCAACAGAAGGGCTAGTGTTTCCCATAATGATAGACGAAGAAGCATTTGGAGCAATAGCCATAAGGTGGCTAAACCGCTGACCAGAGCTGATAGCATCAGGAGCGGGACCTCGTATTTGACCAAGAATTTGGTTAGCATCATCTAATCCTTTTCTAATATGTTTGAAAATTTGATTGTTTAGAACTTTACCCATCACTCCTTCAAAAGCCACACCTTTTCGTTGTAGATAAGCGTGAAAGCCCAAAGCACCGACACCAATGCTGCGCTCACGACTGGCAGAATACCTTGCACGTTCAATGGTGGAAGGAGCATTATCAATAAAATACTGAAGAACATTGTCAAGCATTTCAGCGGTATCACAAAGAAAATGAGGATGGTTTTTCCATTCATCATAGTACTCCAAGTTTAGGGATGACAAACAACATACAGCAGTTCTTTCTTCATTTGTTGGTAAGATAATTTCTGAACATAAATTGGATTGATGAATCTTCAATCCTAAGTCTTTTAGAAACTGAGGCATCATTCTGTTACTAGTATCAATATAGTGAATGTAAGGTTCACCTGTATGCATACGTAATTCTAAAATTTGTTGCCATAGATTTTTGGCTGATACTGTTTCACGTACAATACCTGAATGTGGGTCTGTTAAATTCCAATCGTCATTTGCATTCGGATCTAACATACACTTTTCAATGATATTCATAAAGTCATCGGTGATGTTAACACCATGATGTAGATTCAGATGCATACGCAATTCTAAAATTTGTTGCCATAGATTTTTGGCTGATACTGTTTCACGTACAATACCTGAATGTGGATCTTTTAATTCCCAATCATCATTTGTTTCTGGATCTAACATACACTTTTCAATGATGTTCATAAAGTCATCAGTGATATTAACACCATGATGTAGATTCAGACAACGAACATTGGGGTCACCTGTTGGTTTACGCATCTCTAAGAAACCAATAATATCAGGATGAGAAATATCAAGATAAGCGGCATAAGAACCACGGCGAGTGCGACCCTGACGATAAGCCAACGATGAAGCATCATAGATTTTGAGGTGGGGCATGACTCCTGTGGATTTATCATCAGTAGAGCGGATGCCGAAACCAATACCAACACCACCGCCGAGCATACTAAGCCAATTAGTTTCAGATAAGTTATCAACTAATCCCTCGGCAGTATCTTCAATAAAGTTAAGAAAGCATGAAATAGGTAACCCACGCTTAGAACGACCAAAAGAAAGGATTGGAGTACTAAAACTAAGCCAATGATTAGAGGCGTAATCGTAAAGGCGCTGAGCGTGTTCAGGATCAGTTCCAAACTGTTTTGCCACAAAGGCGAATCGGTGTTGAGGTGATATTTCATCTTCTTTCATGTAACTTTCTTTGAGTCTTTTAATTCCTAACTCATCAAACAGTTTGTCCTTCTCTAAATCTATTTTAATTCCCAGATATTCTTCCATATTTTTACCTTATTATTATTTTTCCTGTTTATAAACTTGACTTGCTATTTGCACATTACTTCTTTTTCTTATCAATTCCAGAACTGCTGGATCATTCACTTGGTCACCATGTGGAACAAATAAGGCCTTTCCTCTTGGTGATGCATTTTCTTTCGGTTCTGTGACATAGTATATAGCGAGACTTCTCCTCATTTCATTTTCTGGACAATTTAAATTGCCAGGTAAACCATGCCATGAGTTTTGTGTCGTATCAAATAATATTGCACGATTAAACTTGTTCTCTATATTTTTAACACACTCTTTTGGTTTATTTGTCTCATCATCATGTGACCATAATTGAAGTTCTCCACCCCACTCAGGTAACCAATTCGGTGTCAAATACACTATCAAATTAAACTTTCTTTCTAATTTCAATTTTGGATGAATTGAATAGTCTAAATGAATATTCAACTTTCCACTTTTCTTATGAGCATGCCATCCACCACCATGTAATCCAATATCTGCTATAGTTTTCTTTTGGCCAGTAACATCTTCTATAATCTTTACAAATTCTGGTCCACAAAGATAACTCATAACAGAATATGTAGTTTTTGGAAATTTATCCCAATGGTTACAAGCCTTTTTATTTTCAACTGCATTTAGATATTGAAAATCCCATATATCACTTTCATAATCTGGAAATTCTAATAAAAGTTCCTTTAATGTTTCTTCTGTAAAGAAATTATCAATAACAATGTGATTGAATGGTTCATTTGTTAAAAACTCTTCCTTCAAAGATAACCAATCCACATCATTAATCAACTTAGACATTCACATATTCCTTAATCATAGGAAAGATTGGATCAATGGCATCAGCACAAGCTAATGCAATTTCTTGATGTTCTTTCTGTGTACCATTTGCTGACCTGAGTTGTATATAGTGAACCCAAGAACGAAGCGTTCCATTCATAATTAAACCTTTTTCCAATTAATAAATTCCATCTTAGCTCTGAGATTCACAAAGGTATTCTTACTTATGATATCTTGGATTTCATCTAGTGAGAATCCGTTCAGTATCATATCGTTAATATCCTTTTCCACAATAAATTCAGGCCAAATCACTACATTATAATGTTCTTCAATACATTTGTCAATCTGTTTACAGATATCTACGTTCCGTGGTTCATTATCATATACCAAGACCACTTTGGTCTTATCAAATAACTTACTGATTGATGACAGATTTGAATCCGCAGTTGCCACAGCGTTCTCCAAGAACATGGAGTCAATAGGACCTTCCACTACGTAAATAGTCTCCTCCTGATTGATCCGGTCAAGGCCAAAGACCTTACTGTTGTCATCATGTAGTTTGACAGTTATATATCTTAGTTTGGATTGACCAAGAGCTCTACCCTGAAATGCAATCAGGTTCTTATCAGCATCATAGAATGGTATTACCAGTCTTGGATCATCTTCTTTGAGACCTTCTTTTTCAATTTGGAGCGAATCCACGAAACCCTTGAAATCTTCTGCAAAGTATAACTCCGAATGAAATCCCTCGGGTATCTTGCGTGATTCAACATACACTTTAGCATAATGTTCTTTTGGTAAAGACTTGATTGATGGTATGTCCAAAGTTCTCTTAAACTTGGGTGCTTCTGTTTTGAATTCTTCAAAGGTTGGTTTGACATAGTTGTTTGCACTGGCTGAATCCTTATATCTCTCTAATGAGTATTCTTTTGACAAGTTTGAATCAACTTTATCAAGCAGGTTGTAAAAAGTGGTAGAAACACCACAATTATGACACATATAGAAATAGTCATTCTTCTTGCGGTAAACATAACCACGGGATTTGGATTTGTTCTTTTGTGAGTCGCCACAAAGCGGGCACCTGAAGTTATACAGGTCTTCCTTCTTTTGTGTGAATTTGTTCAGCTTTGGAGAAAGCCTCAGCAAAAAAGTTCTATCAATATAAACAGACATAACGAAACCATGTGATTAAAGTTCTGTGATTGTAACAGAACCTTAATATTTTGTCAAGTGGATATTAGGTAAACAATCCCAATAATTTATCGGCGTGGCCTGCAAAGAAACCGCCGGCAGCAACGATGCCGGCAAATGTCCAAATCAATTTATCTCTCTGCGTTTTGATGGCAGATATTTCTTTGGACAAAGCGGCATGTTGAGTACATGAAGCATCATACATCTCTTTAAGTTGTTCTTTGATATCAACACGGGTCTTATCAAGACAATCATGCATATCTTTAACATCAACTTTTAGGTCATCCATTTTTTCATTAAGGTTCTCCACCTTAGTTTCAACGATGCCAATTCTTTCTACTGTGGTTGCCATTTAATTCTTTCTTATACACTAAAACTACTACCGCAACCGCAGGTTGATTGAGCGTTTGGATTGCTAATAACAAACTGTGAGCCTTGGATGTCTTCTTTGTAGTCCACAGTTGCTCCTTGCAGGTATTGCATACTCATTGCATCTACAAGTATTTTAAAGTTCTCTAAAGGTACCTCAAAATCATCTTCGTTCATTATCTCATCGAATGTAAATCCATAACTCATTCCGCTGCAACCACCACCTTGAACAAATGTTCTTAGTGATAAATCTGGATTGCCTTCTTCTGCAAGAAGGTCTAAAATTTTTGTTTTAGCTGATTCTGTTATTGTTATCATACCCTGAAACTTTCTCCGCAACCGCAGCGGTCTTTTTCGTTTGGATTTTTAAAATCAAATCCCTCGTTGATCCCATTACGAACCCAATCCATGGTCAACCCATTTAGATAAGCATCACTCTTTGCATCTACAAGAACTGCAAAATCTTTTTGATCGTAATTAGTTACACCAACTTCAGCATCATATTTATCAACATATTCCATCGTATATGCTAAACCACTACAACCAGTAGTCCTTACACCCAATCTAATACCAACACCTTTACCACGTTTCTGTAGTTGAGATTTAATTTTCTCGGATGCTTTTTCAGTGAGCGAAATCATGTTTTCCTCTATAATCGTTAATGGCCGCTTTCACAGCATCTTCTGCAAGTATACTACAATGTATTTTAACTGGTGGTAAGGCAAGTTCTTCAGCAATACTTGAATTAGTAATCGTTCCAGCTTCGTTAAGTGTTTTGCCTTTGACCCACTCGGTAACAAGGCTGGAACTGGCAATTGCACTTCCACATCCATATGTTTTGAATTTTGCATCAATAATGATTCCATTTTCAACTTTAATTTGAAGTTTCATTACATCACCGCAAGCTGGGGCCCCAACCATACCTGTGCCAACACTATCATCAATTACACTAAAGACACCAACATTTCGTGGATTCTCATAGTAATCAATTACCTTAGCTGAATATGCCATTTATTTTTTCACAGGTACTTCTGTGCCTTCTAGTTTTTTGTGGATTTTAATTTTCTTACAATCTTGAGCTGGCTTTCCAGTTTTCTTGTCCATAACTGGTTTACCTGCTTTATCCACTTTATCATGGCAAACTTCTTTCATTTCGGCAGCAAATACATGATTGTTATATGCTGGAAACCAAAGTCCTAAAACTAAACAAAAAGACCAAAATGTGTTTTTCATAATAACTCCTTAAATTTCTGGTTGTGGTGCTGGCGCAGGTGCTGGTTTGCCACCAAAGCCTGTTACTACTTGTGATGTTACTAGTGCATCAGCTGATGGTGTAACTGAGATACTACGTGTTGTTGGTGCAGGTGGTGGAGATGGTGGTTTATCCCATCCTTTGTTTGCTGCTTCTAATGCTTTGGCTTGTGCTTCTGGTGTACTTGCTAGCATAATACCAGACAATGTACCTGTCAAGAAGGTTGCAATAGGGATAATCAATTCAAAGAACTTATTATCAACAGGACTGATTGCATCTAGTGGTTGTGTGACAAAGATTAAACTATACAACACAACAAATACAATACCAAACAATGTCAATGCAAGAACAATGCCGACAAAAAACTTCAAACGGTCCATCAGTTCTGTACCTGTGTAACGTGGTGAATCCACAAATAATTCTCTAATCATTTACAATCTCCTTTTTTATCAGTTTTCTTTTCAACTGGTTCAGTACTTATGTTATTTGCCTTGAGTATCATTTCAGGACACGTTCTAGTTATTTCGCATTCGGGTTTTTTACACACTGTTGAGTTCCAATTTGCTGGATCCTGACATGGGTATCTAAAACGATCACTACAACCAACCAAACTCATTAATGCAATTAGTGTTATTATTCTTATATTCATTTTACTCTTTCTTTACTGAAAACTTTTCAGATGCTGTGAATCCCAATCCGGCAACCACAATATACATCATATTTTCAAAGAGTGTATTATCTACTTCATATTTCCAAAAGATATTGGAAATAAAAGCAACTGAACATAATAAAAACGCTAGAAATGTTATTACTCTTTTTGAACTGATATCACCATCAATATCAGTTAACATATCCCTTAGAAAAGACATTATACACCAAGTACGTGTAAGGCGTGTTCATAATGTTTAATTCTATCTTCAAGACCAATGGTACCACCATTGATACGCTTTGTCATTGTTAGTATATCACCCTTATCAGCATACTGATTTAGGTTATTTGTTTCCCAGAACCAACAAGCTGATTGTGCTGCACCTTCAAATGTTGAAAGGTAATCAGATGCTTCTTCTGGAGAAATTTCTAGAGAATCGGCAAATGCAACATAATTAGATTTGCCAGTCAACTGAATCAGTCCACGACCACAATACTTATAACCATCACCAGACGCTTCATCTCCATTACCCATACGAGAGGCATAGATTCGGTTTGCAATGGCAGCTTGTTTATTTGGTTTAGATGCGTACTGTTGTGCAAGTTCATCGGTTGGAAAATATTTACCAAACAACTTACGTAGTGATGCTGCTTTGTAATTTAGATTTTCTTTAAGAACCATGAAACCACCAGATTCGTGAGCACATTGAGCAACAAATGCTGCTACCCTTTTTGGTGTATTGATTTCGTAATCAGGCAATAGAATTGACAATGCATGATGCCAGTGGTCAATGTATGGGTTTTTAGGAAGTAATTCTTTTAATTGTTGTTTTGTTAATTCCATTTCAGTTCCTTATATTGTTATCGGTAACCATAACAAAGCACCTTGAGTCATTAATAATATTGCAAAGACACCAAGACCGATGCCAATGAAATACATTTTCTTACTCATAGTCAACATAGATGCAGCCAGTATGACAATTGCAATTTGAAATGCAGCATTAGAGTATGTGTACCAAGGACTTTTCATCTCCGCTACTGCTCTTTCAGCTTCAATTCCTCTAGCTTTGGCCATTAATTCTTTTTTACCCTCACCTTTTACAGGGTCGGATTCATATCGTTCTATCTTGGCCTTTAACTTTTCGGCTTTGGCTTTATCTCCACGTTGAACAGCTTCATCATATGCCATTTCAGCAAGTGTACCTTTAATACTTTTTGCCTGATAGAAAGCCCAAACATTATTTGATTCAATTGTATTATCTAAAATTTGTGCAGAGTTACCACCATCAAGTAATGAGGTGATGGCCAAAAATGCAGCCAAGAATGTGATAATCCAACCAGTGCGTTCTTTTGTAATTTCTTGTTCTTCGGTCATTTTACACTTTCAAATATAATTTTTTGTTTTTGATACCATTCAATCCATGCATCAGTCTTAACTGCACATTCATAATAGGTG